TGCTAAGGGGGCCGCAGCTGGCGAAGGGTACCCAATTCGTGGCGCCGATTTCCCACTTTTCATCCCCCAGCGCCGTAGACCATCCGCCCGTTGTGCGGTCGATTACAAGGTTATCGGCCTCCCCCGCGTCCTGCGGGCTCTGCGGGAGGCTGGTGGCCACGCCGCCGGCCAGCGGGGTCTGGTATACTTGCTGCTTCATGGCGTGAAAGTCAGCTTACCAAAGGGGTTCCGAACGAAACGATAGCCCGCCGTCGGGTTCCCCTTGATGATGCGCCGCGGGACCGCTTTTAGGTAGGCCTGTTCCATGCCCTTGTAGATGACGTCCTTCTTTCGGGCGTAGACGGCCGATAGCGCCGGGTTGTCCACCTTCAGGGACAGCGACTCCAGCGCCGCATAGGCAATGACCTGGGCGTAAGCATGGGGGACCAGCGGAGCGTCTTGGTCCTCCTGCAGCCGCGCCGGGTTGATGAGCATCCGGACGTTCAGGTCCTGGTCCCCCGACACGTGGGGGTAGAGCTGGATGGACTGATAGGCGGCCGACTGGTTCCACCGGTAGCGCACCGCGGAGGCCTGAAAGCCCTGGGTGGAAAGGTGGGTCAACGACAGGTTGGGGAGCAGCACCAGGCCGCCGGATGACGGGTTGTCTGGAGGGCACGTGTCCGTTCCCGTGGCTACGCCCGTCGAGACCTCGGGGTCCACGTGACGGATGCGGACGGGGGCCAAGATGTTGGCCTCTGGGCACGTAAAATAGTACCGCCGCCACAAGCCGGTCTGTGGGTCCAGCGGCTCAGGCTTGAAGCTAAGCGTCTGACTGTCCGACAGGCTGTAGGTGGCCACCTTGCTGAAGGCCGACTCCCAACCGTCCGACACGTCTTTCGGGTAAACCGCGTAATTGGTGGAGTTGGGGCCCATCACGTTGACCATGTACACGTTCACCGTGCGGACGCCCTGACTGCTCCCCGACACCACGGAGATGCCCCGGGCGGTGTTTGGCGCCGGGATGACCCGGCCAGACGTCGGGAGATAGGCCTCAATGGTCCCCAGGAGGTCCGGGTCCAGGTTGGTGTCTTCCAGCTCCCACTGCGACAGAAACAGCGCCTTGGCCGGAATGCCCACGCTGGGGTCCGATACGTTCTGGACCTGCATGCAGTCGGACGGGAGGAAGATGTCCCGGCGCTTGATGCCGGCCGTATAGGTGCCCGTCACGCCCCGAAACGGCCGGTCCAAGAAAGCCGTCGTGGCGTTCTTCACCCACATCAGGACGTGCTTGTGAAGGCCTCCCGCGGAGTCGGTGACCTCCAGCCGCGCCATCCCAAACCCGGAGCCCGGAAGCACCTGGTCCGTGGACACGGGAATGCCCACGCCCGCCAGCTGGTCCGAGCCGTTGGTAAAGGTGAAGCTGAAGGTGGTGTCCGTGTGGACCTTCAGCTTGCGGTCCCGGATGCTGAAGTCCCAGGGCCGGTCCGTCAACATGCGGACCTGTGCATCGTTCAGGATGTTGACGAGCTGGGCACGGTATGTCGAGTTGGTGGGGTCGTAGTCGAGCAGGTTTCCGACAAAGTCAATCAGCTGGCCGAGATTCACAGCACCCTCCAACAAGACGCCCCGCTCCCGGTTGGGAGCCGGAAACGGGGCAAGGGGTCAGAACAACCCCAGGAGATTCAGAAGGACTTGTAGACCCAGGCCGCCACGGAGCCGGCGCCCGTGCGGGCCTCCAGCGTGATTCCGAAGGCGGGGCTGATGTCGCCCGCAACCCGCCCGTCCACAGTGCCGGCGCTGGTGCCGCTTGCGGTCAGGAGGTTGGCCGCGGAGACGGTGCCATGGGTCTTGACGTCCGCGTAGCCCGCAATGACGCACTGGACGGTCTCACCTGCAGAGGCGGCCGCAAGGGCCACCCCGCAACAGAGGCCATTCCCGTTGGCGACCAGGCCAGCCTTGGCCACGTAGAGCACGCGGTCCGCGCCGGTCTGGGCGGTGTCGAAGGCCACCACATCCCCGGCGGCAATGGTACCGCTGGCGATGAAGGTCTCCACCTGGCGGCGGTTGCCGGTGTCGGCTGCCTCACCCTTGGAGAGGAACTGAATGAGCGTGTTGTCAGCCATGTTCTTAGGCCTCCGCGTTGATGAGGATGGAGTGGCTGGCCAGGTGACCCGTCACAAGCTGCATCCGGCAGAAGACCATAGCGGCCTCCGTGGCGGTGCCCGGGACCGGCATCATGTCGGAAACCGAGAAGAACCCGTCCGTATCGACATACAGCTGGAACTGGTCGGACGACAACAGGTAGGCCGAGACGGGCAGGGCACCCATACCGGAGGCGCCGTTTGCGGTGTAGCCCAGGTTGGGGTCCACGTAGATGCGGGCCCCGCGGTAGGTGGCCACCATCTCCTGGTTGAGGCCGTCACGGTCCCCAACGCTGATGTACTGGATGCGGCTGTCCATCAGGGCCAGGAACGCGGCGTAGCAGCTGGGGGACATCAGCATGATGTCCGGGGTGCCGCCCGACGGGTTGTAAATCTGGCTCTGGATGAAGAGCTCATCGAGGTTGGCCAGCGTCAGGTTGCCGCCGCCGTTGGTGAACTGGTTGAACCAGTTCTGGCTGCGGTACGTGGCCTTGGCCAGACCGCCCACGGTGTTGGTCTGGGCGGTGCCTGCAACGCCCTCCAGCCAGCCGGTAGCGTTGGGCGCCGCGGTTGCGGTGCCGTTGCCGTTCAGGGTCTGAAGGGTGGTGAGCTTGGAGGAGTCGCCGGCGATAATCTGCTTACTAACCTCCTTCTTCAGGCTCAGCATCACGTTCTTCATCTTGGATTCCAAGATGTTCACCACGGCCAGGTCACCCTTGTTGGCGGCCTTCTCGACGGCGGACAGCACGATGGGCTGGGTGAAGTTGGCGTACTCGTACTTTGCGGTCTGGAAGGGGTCAGTGACCGCCATGCTGACCGGCTCAAAGCCGTTGGTGAGCTCGGTGATAGAGCTATGGTCGCCAAAGATGACCGGCTGCTCCACGCGGAGACCGCCGGAAACCTTCACGAGGTTGCCGTGCTCTTCGATGGCGCGGATAAGGGGGTGGGCCAAGAACGAGTTGTCGACCAGCTTGTCCCGCAGAAGCTGCAGGGTGGTCGAGATGATGGACTGGGGGGCCATTGGGCTCTCCATTGGTGTGGGGTCTGCGGTTTTGGGGCGTGTCCGCGTCAGGCGGGGCCGGTGGCCGCAGGCTCCACAAAGGGGTGGCCCGCGCTACCTTATGCCTACCACACGCGGGCGGGCACGTCTACCCGTTGCGGTGCATGCTCTTGGCCATCTCCAAGAGGTCCGCGTTGCTCATGCGGCGGAGGGAGCCCCGGGGCTTGCCGCCCACGGAGGCGCGGCGGGGCGCGGCCGTTCCCTTCATTGCGGCCTCCTTGCGGGCGGACCGCTCGGCCTTCTTCCGGGTGGCGGCCCGCTCTCGCTGCATCTTGGCGGCCTTCCCCTTCGCTGCCCAGTAGGCCGTCTCCAGGTCCAGGGCCTCGTTGCCCTCCAAGAGGTACTGGACCTCGGACCGGAGGGCCTGGTCATCCTCGAAGTCAGGGTGAGCGCTTAGGAAGTTGTTGTAGCTGTCCTCCGCCGCCATGACCTCGTATTCTTGCTGCATGGGCTCCAACACTTCCCGCAGGCGCCGGTTGACCTCGGCTTCGATGCGGGCGTTGACGCTCTGCTCATTGAAGGGGTCATACTCGGGGACCTCCACATCCTTGAGCGTGTCCGCGCCCTTCATCAGGGCCTCCCGCTCCCGCACAAAGTCCCTGCGCTGGTCCGCCAGCTCCTGCGTCTTGCGGGTGTAGTCGGCCCGCATGTTCTTCATCAGACTGGCAATGTCGGGCGGCACCTGGCCAATAGCGTCATCCCAGGACAGGTTGCGCCGGCGGGGCTTCCCGTCGGGGGCGGTGTCTTCAATCTCCACGTCCTCCCCGTCCGCTTCGGCCATGGCCTCCAACATGGAGGGCTCAACGTCCGGGGCTGCAGAGCTCGGGGCCGCGTCGGGGGCGCCCTCGGCATGGGCCGCCTGGGCTTCGGCCAGCACGGCCTCCGCCGTCGTTTGGTGGTTGGTGGGGGCGTTGCTCGCTGCGGTCAACACGTCGGGGATGGTCACAAGGACTCCGCGGGGTGGTGGTTATTGGAGGAAGTCGGTCACGTCGTTGGCGTCAATCATTTGTATTGGTGTTCCAACGCGGAAATACCAGCCCGGGTTCCAACCTGGGCCGTTCACAAACTCAATGGGGCGGCCGAAGAGGCGGGACCCCAACTCGAAGACAGACACGTTCTGAATGCGGCTAACAATGAAGGTCCGCCACCCGGGGAGGTCTCCCGTAGCGGACGCGGATTGGGGGTCTACATACAAGTGGAGGTACACGGTCCCATTGCGTCCGCGCCAAACGGCATGAGGGTTGCCCACTCTTTGGCCGTATTTGCCGATAACGCCCTCGGGCTGCCACTTGTCATTGTAGAAGAACGAGACGGGGTTCTTTAGGTCGATGGCCTTCTCCAGCTCCCGCATGGGGTCACCACCAAAGGCCGCCACGTACTGGGCGCGGCGGGACCTTGGAATGACGCTCCGGGGCCGGCCTCCGAAACCGAAGGACTTGGCCAGGCGGGCACGGATGGAGGTGAAGGCCATGGACTACCGGCGCCCCATCCGGGAGGCGAAGTCGAACTCCTCCTCCATCTCTCCGTCTGGCTTCACGTCGATGGCAACCTCCACGTCTGCCTCCCGCTCCTGGTCTCCGTCGGGCATGTCCAGGAACTCCTCGAAGGCATCATCCTGGGCCAGCTGCATGAGGGCGGCCGTCAAGGTGGTGAGGTCCGCTTCCGTCCGCAGCTCATCGAGGCGGACGGGCAACGGCTTCCCGTAGTCCTCCGCGGCTGCGTCCATCATGGCCAGGAAGCGGATGACGTCAGGCTCCAGTTCCATCACCGGCTCCGTGTAGGCGTCCGGCTGAATCTCCATTCCCATGACCCGCCCGACGGCGGCCACGGCCTTGGCCAGGGCGTTCATCACCTTGGTGCCAATGGGGCGCTCAAAGGCGGGGACCAGGGCGGCCAGCTCCGCACCCACGATGTCCTCGGACTCCTGGGCGGCTGCCATGAGGTCAGAGGGCATGTCAACGGACGGCATAGCGGGGGACATCGGCATTTCAGACTCCGGGAACCGGGCCCGCGGGCCCTTCGATAGGGAGGCCCTCGGGCGGGAGGCCCTCGGGTGGGGGCGGTGCCATCTCGGGAGGTGGCGGGGCAGGGGTAGCGAGGTTTTCAGGAAGCTGGAAGACCCGGACCATCTCCTCCAAGAGGAGGGCCGGGTCCGCGCCCAGCTGTACCAAGATGGGCGCCAGGCGCTCCAGGCTTTGCTGCTTGGCCAGGTCAGACATGGGCGTGGTGCCCGCGTCCACGGCCCAGTAGCCGAAGTCCCCGGTGAGGTCATCGGCCGAGAGAATGGTAGGCCCGACGGGGTTGGGCAAGGCCAGCGGCTCCGCGTCATCTCCCAGCACTACAGACAAGATGATGTTGTAGGTCTGGGCCAGGCCGGTGATGACCGCGTCCCGGATACGGGCCATGCGGCCCAGCTCGCTGGAAGTGTACGCGGCCAGTAGGTTCTGCTCGGTTGCCGTGCTCTTCGTGACCTCCCCACGGGTGAACGGGGCCAGGAGCCCCGCGTCCCGGATGTCCATGTCCACCGTGGTGGCATAGGCCGCAATGTCCCCGGGGATGGGGGCCTGGGGCACGGGGATGATGTTGCCCTCCAGCGGGGCGCCGGGCACCAGGTCCACCTCCACAAACTCCCCGTCCAGACCCTGGGAGATTTTGGCGGCGGAGTCCTCGGAGAGGAAGCCCGCCCGGACCATCCACTGGCGGGCCATACGGCGGACGCCCTGGGCCTGGTAGGTCCGCATCACATTCATCTCCCGGAACTGGTCCAGGCTTCGATGGATGAGGCTGTAGCCGCGGAGCGGGGTGTCCGGGTCGCGCGAGAAGTAGAGCGGGAGGATGGGCACCACGGGCCGGCCGCTCGCGCTCTTGAAGGGGATACCGGTGGTCTCGTGGACGATTTCGCTGTCCGGGGTCTCCGTGTCAGCCTGGGCGTCCGGGTCGAGGCCCCCCACCTGCACCTTCACGCCCTCAAACAGGAAGCTGTTGCCGTCGTCGAAGTCCCCAGACCAAACCAGGAGCCGGTCTTCCAACAGGTCGTAGAGCTCCACGATGCGGACCCACCGGTCCGAGTCTGGCACCGCTCCCGCGTTGCTGTCCACGCCCATCATCACGCTCTTACCAGCGATGCCGGTAGCCTCAATCCACTTGGAATAGGCGCGGGTCTTGAAGTCCTCGGGGTCTTTCCCGTAGCGCTCGGCCGCCTCCGCCAACGGCATGAGGTAGACGTGGCCCACGTGGCGCTGTTGGTCCCAGGAGAAGGCCGTAGCGTCTACGATGACCTCCCAGGGCGGGAGGGCAGCGCAGGACACCCGCTTCAGCGGGTCCACGGACTCCACCGGCGCCAGCTTCATGAAGGCACAGGGGTAGATGAGCGCCAAGCGGGTGGCGTCTTCGAGCTGTTCCCGGATGGTCAGGAGGTATTGGTTGGCTGTGGCCTGGGCCACCTCGGGGTTGCCCCGGTCCCGGAGGTCCGGCTCCACTCGCACGCTTGGGTTCTTGGCGTACAGGCTCCCCAAGTAGGACTCCACCACTGCGTAGGCCTTGGGGACCTCGGTGCGGAGGATGCCGTCGAGGGTGGGGTAGGTCTCCGTCTCCCAAAAGCGTGTCATGTACAGGCGGCGGAGCTCCCGCAGCTGGTCCCGCCTCTGGTCCCAATAGAGGTCGTGCTGTTCGCAAAGGTCGCGGATGTCCGAGGGTTCAAGCATTGGGCGGCCTCAGAAGGGCAGGGAAGAGGAACGGATGCGCCGGGCACGGCTGGCGGAGATGAGGTCATCTATCCGGGTTCGCTGCGAGTGTAGCGCATGAGTCCGCCACGTGGCGGGGACATCTCGGAGACATCGATAGGCCAACGCGCAAGCCATGGCCGCATCATCGTGGGAACCCTTCGGCGCCTCGGGGGCCACCTTCCCCGGCGGGATGGTAAGGGACCGCAGCTCCAACCAGGTGGGCCGGTCGAGAATCTGGATTAGCTGCAGGCTTTCCCGGAGGGTGTCGAATGCGTCCAGCTTGGACTGCAACGACGTGACCCAGGGCTTGCCCTTCGGGCTCCGCCATTGCTGACGGTACCCGCAATGGTCCATCTCCAAGAGGAAAGCGTGCCCGTGGTTGTTGGACTCCGCCAGGACCAGCGCCTGGTTGTACCGGCTGGCCACCTGGATGGCGCGGTGCGACCAGGCCGCGGGTGTCACGCGGTTGTTTCGTTCGGTGTAGACCACCTGGCGCGTGGAGACGGACACAACACATAGGGCGGAGTAGTCGCCCCCGACTCCTCCCCCGATGTCCACGCCCATCACGTACCGGTCATGCGGGTGAGGTGGCTCAATCTCTCGGCCGTGGCCATCCCCGTGGAGCTGGTGTTCCACCACGTGGATGTTCCCCAGGAGTTCATCCTCGAAGTACCCGCCCTCCCGGTCCAGGAAGCAATCGTCCATGCACCCCGGGTACTCCCGGCGGAACTTGTGGGTGGACCCAATGCGCTTCTCCGTCCGGCGCCGCCAGTGCAGTTGACCAGGCCGTAGGCTGTACTCCCGTTGAATGTCCTTCTCATAGTCGGAGAGGGAGTCGAGGAAGTCCGCCGGCACCATGTCCGGCGGGTCTTCATAGGCAGGATGCTCCCACCACCACATCGTGAGGAGGTGCCAACCGTTCTCTGGCGCGGCTCGGACAAGCTGGGAGAAGAAGTCGCCCGGGTTGTTGGCGGTGCTCTCCACCATGAGCAGCCCTTCCCCGACGGCGGCGTCCAGCTGAGCGATGGTCTCCTCCAGGTCCGGCGCGAAGGCCGCCTCCGAGAGGACCGC